TTATTGAGCGGGAACGGCCACTTCAACGCGGCGCGGACGCTCGCCGTCGCGGCCCGGCACAAGCACCACAACCACACACACGGGGCGGCCGTTCTGAGTCGCGGCGGTTGCCTTGGCGAGCTGCCCGCCCTGCTGGGCAGCCACCTGTTCGCCGACAGCCGCACAATCTCCGGCAGCAGCGACGATGAGATTGGACTTCTGCGGCGCAGTTATCGGCAGGGCACCGGCATCGACCGGCAGCAAGCCAATACTAACCGCGAGAAGCGCGAAAACTTTGAGTGCGGAATTTTGTTTCATCATGCCGCCTTATATAGTGCCCCACAGCTGAACGATGCATGAACAACCATTCCTCTTCCGGGCCCAAAGGAAAATTCAGCCTCTGACTATCACGCTTTGTGAAATTATGAAATGCGTGAAGTTGCCCCGATACGCCCGATTATCGTAACAATTCCGGCAATTGCAGTCGCCAGTTGCAGCAGAACATCCGTTAAGGCACCCTGATCAATCAGGTCGGTCGCCACGCCGAGAACACCCGCAAGCGACAGAAAAAGCGCGACAAGACCAGCCCAGACCGTGCGTGAAAGATACCACGATTTATCGATGTTCATATTTTTTCCTTTCAGTTGGTAATGACCGGGACATCGAGACACGCAAAATCACCCGGCCCGCTCTTCGCGCCGATCATTGCAACGCGAAACTGGAATTCCGCATTGCCGAGGTCAGCCTGTCGTTCGGATGATCCATATGCCCATGACGCCACCGGCGTCTGGCTGCTTCGTACCAACATTCCGTCCCGCCAGATTTCGATGAGATAGGCTTCACGCTCCTCGCCAAGCGGAATGTCCTCACCAAGCCAGTTATCGGGCCAATCATCCGCATCGATCCGCCCGCGTCTGACCCAGCTGAAGGAAAGATCGCCATTTGCGAGCCGCACTATCTTCGGATGAACCGGGCTGAGTGGACGTAAGCCGCGCATACCGCCGCTCGACCGGACCGTATCGAAATACTCATCCGAAAAAACCTTGCCTGCCGTTCCAACGCGCCAGTTGAGTTCAAGTCCCACTTCCGACGCCTGAAGGCCGACAGGAACAACGGAGCTATCCAGCAATATGAAAGGAGTCTCGACTTCCTTCAGAACCGATGCGGCCCGCTCGGTCCCCAACTGCCCGCGCAGAAGGCGGCTGAGTTTCCAGCGGTTGAGGCCGATTTCCTCCGCATCCAGAAACTGGAACACTTCCCATTCACCATCAAGTCCTCGCAATAGAGCCGTGTTGGCTCCGTTCAGTATCTGCGCCATGGGCCTTGATTGCAGCTCGCCCGAATAAAGCACAACCTCAATGGACTGCCCCTCGATCAAGCGTCCGCTCGGAGCCCCTTCAAGCGGTGCAGTCAACTCGCCCATGATTGCCCGGTCCTGCACGATAGTGCGTTCCGAGAAACCATCTTCTGAAGGTGACGCGAACACAGCCGCCCCGCGCCATGGCTTTGCATGACAGGCGATGCGGAATTGTCCGGCTGCCTCCTCCGCGTCGGGCCAGAGCGGCAAATCAATAAGATGAAAGATCGGCTTCATATCGAGAGCCGGACCGCCACCGGGGCTGGTCGGCGTTTTGCCATGATCGGCAAAGGTGATGTTTGGCGCCAGCGCGATTGCGCGAACGGTGCGGACTTCTCCGTCTTCCACTCCCGTCACGACATAGTTGCGCTCGCCGCCCATAATGCCGAGCCGCACGCGGTCTCCGACATGAAGCGCGGCCATTGACCATGGCAGCGCGAAGTCTACCGAGCGCCGCTCCGCATAACGCCGCGCCATCCATGCTTCGGCGAGCGCTGTTGCCTGCCCCTGTTCCATGACGCCGGAAAGGCTCAGCGTTTCCGTGCCCTGCCCCTCCTCGCGGCGAACCGAAGCGCCAGCGATCTGGAAATCCCGTAGCGGATCGTTGCAATAAAGCTCGGCCACGGAGGGCAGATCGTCTCGATCCTCGATAGTGATCGTGAGAGCTTCCCGGTCATCCGGCTGAACGAAATCAGGCAATTCGAGCACTGATCCTGCACGCGTGATGCTTTTGAACACGAAGCGCCCGGCCTGTTCATAACCATGAACGCCAAAGATATTGAGCAGTGGCTCCAGCACGCCCCGCGCGCTCGATGGCTCACTGATGACAAACCCTGAAAGATAGCCATCGGCACCGGCGCAATCAGCTTCCGGCAAGCCGAAATCGCTTAGAATTCCAGCAATCAGCTCGTCCAGCGATACACCGCTGATGCGCCCGTTCAGCCAATGGCCGAGACGCCAGTTTTCCGTATCGCCCCAGGTATCGGCAGCCAGCGGAAATTCTGGAAACGGTCTCGTATCCCACGACCACAGATAGATGCGATCCATATCCAGCATCGGCCCGCCATAGAGCGGAGAAACAGGATTATTGTCCTGCCAGTGGCGATAATGCGCGCGCAGGAAGCGGTCCATGCCGATATCCGCGCGTGATCCGTTTGAAAAATACGGCGTCGCATTTTCCGACGATTTCGGGTCGGGGAAAACATTCGGCTGGTTCGGCCCTTTGTCGACCGCTGGACAACCAAGCTCCGTGAACCAGAACGGCTTTGACTGCGGTATCCACGCCGTCGGCTGCGCGGCTTCGGCCCCAGCGACGCGGTTATAATGCCGGTTGCTCCACCAGCCTTCGAGGTCCTTGTAGCGATAGACCCATGGCTTGCCCGCCAGACCGTCCGTAATGGGCAAACGCCTGCGAGCCTCACGGTCTTCGGCATTTGCGTAATACCAGTCGTAGCCCTCGCCCGACGCCACATGAGCCGCCAAGCCATCCAGATCATAGGCCGTATTGAACCCATCCGGATTGCCATTGTCGAGATCATGATCGCGCCAGTCGGCAAGCGGCATGTAATTGTCGATCCCGATGGCATCGATCGCCGGGTGAGACCATAGCGGGTCAAGATTGAAGAACAGGTCGCCACTGCCATCCTGCGCCTGATAGCCGAAATATTCCGACCAGTCGGCGCCATAGGTGATCCTGCAACCGCTGCCGAGCTTTGCCCGCATTTCAGCTGCAAGCGTGCAAAGATGCGCAACGAATGGGAAACTGTCCTGTCCATCGCGGATGCCGGTCAGTCCGCGCAGCTCCGATCCGAGCAGGAAAGCGTCGACACCTCCGGCCTGCTGCGCCAGATCGGCGCAATGGTTGAGAAAACGGCGATAGCCCCATTGTCCATCGACAAAGGCCTGCACCTGTTCGCCAGCAGCGGGTGTCTTGTCCGGCGAACCGGCGACGCCAACGGCAGGATGACAGGTGATGCGCCCGCGCCACGGATAGGCAGGCTGACCAAAGCTGCCATAGGGTGACGGCAGTTGATTGCCTTCCGGCACATCCATCATGATGAAAGGGTATAAAGTTACCTTGAGCCCGCGTGCCTTCGCATCGCGAATGGCGGCGATCACAGTTTGATCGGATGGCGTTCCTCCATAGGCCGCACCTTCGCCGCTTGTGGAAATGAGATGGGCTGTTGCCCGTGTCACATTTTCCACTTTCCAGATATGGCTCGGCTTGCGCGCTGAAAGCGCGGTGACACCAGGGCGAAGATGGCAGGAACCGGCGCGCAGATCGTCGCCGAACCATGGCAGCAAAATCGCGACATGGCGCAATGCCGGACAAAGCGCTTGCAACTCGTCCATCGAGGCGGTCCAGTCGCTGCGCGCGCGCAGAATATTGCGGTTGATCCAGCGCTTCTGACCGGCGAGCGGTTCGTCACTCACGCGATCAGGCGACAGTCCGAACTCCGTCGAACCGGGGATCAGCGCCACAGCCCGGACGGATTGCGCAACCTTGCCGACGGGACGCAACACTTCAAACTGGAACTGCGGCAAACGATTGCCGAACCTGTCGAGCGGGATGCGCTCGAACACGACATAGGCTGTGCCGCAATAGGCAGGCGCGTTGCCCGTCCCCTGTTTCGCCTCGATCAGCGGATCGGGTGCCTGTGTCTCCGTGCCGTGATAGACACGCATTTCAATCTCGGTGAGATCCAGTTCCTGCCCATCGGCCCATATGCGGCGGATGCCGGCAATCGAACCTTCCGCGACAGCATAGGCAGCGTTGCCGAAATAGCTGTAGCTGGTGACTTTCGGCCCGCCCTTGCCGCCCTGGCGTTCCGTGGTCTTGTGTTCCTCGAAGCGTGTAGCCCAGATGAGCGTGCCGGAAACCCGGACAGTGCCATAGACAAAGGGCAGAGCCGCGCCTTCTTCGGCGGTGGCGACACGCCCGCCGTTCAGCCGCGCACCCTCGACATGACGTGTGGAATTGATGAGCGCATTGTCGATGGCATAGCCGCCCATCGCGCCAAGACCCGCGCCGATAGCAGCACCGACAGGTCCGAAGATGCCGCCGACCGCAGCACCTACCGCTTGCAAAACGATTGTGGCCATGAATCAGATTTTCCGTTCGGGAAAGATGAAAATTCCAGCGATGCGATTGCGCCATTGCGGCACCAGTGTCGATGCCATCACGCTATGCCCCTGATAGGCATGGATGAAACGGTCATCATGCGCCATGATGCCCAGATGCTTGGCCGCAAGACCAACCCGCCAGCGAAACACGACAAGGTCGCCGGGCATTGGTACGGGAGAAGCCCGCCAGATCATGTGGCGGGATGCTGCTTCCAGCATGGGGTCACCGGTCGAGACTTCAGCCCAGTCAGGCGCATAGACGGTGGGTGCTTCCGGCTCGCAACCGTACAGCGCCCGCCACACACCGCGCACAAGACCAAGGCAATCGCAACTGATCCCTCGCGTGGACGCGCCATGGCGATAGGGCGTGCCGATCCACTGTTCCGCCTCGGACAGAACACCTTCCGCGATTGTCATGGAACGAGTGCGCTCCCGTCATATTCATTGCCGCCATTGACATAGGCATAGGCCGCGTCATTGCCCGGCAGATGCGGGAACCCGCGAAAATTCGCACCATTCGCGAATTTAGCCTTGCAGGTCGCAAAGCTCTTGTCGCAACCGGCTATGACGCGAAATGCATCGCCTTGCGCGACAGGCAGAACACGCGGTTCGGCAAGTTTGAGAACCTGCCCAACTTGAGCGGTCACGCGGACACCTCGACCGGCATTCGCACCGTCAGCCCAGGTGAGCATTCCTCCAGAAAACCAGCCAGGCGCGAAGCTGTCCAGACCTGCCACAGTCAGGCTCAGGCCGTCCGCCGCCAGCACCGTGCTCTCGGCAAAGTAACGCGGATCGTTGACATCGACGCCGCAACGGCTGTCCCCCAGACTGGCATCGCAATGGCGCAGCACGCGGCGTCCGCGAACCGCGTCGAACGCTGCCGCCGCCCCTTTCAGTTCCATCACAAACCGACTGCCGGACCGGCTGATCTTGCCCGCCGTCCACCGACGCAGAAGCATATGCTGTCCGGGTTCCGACCAGTTCACCAGATAGGCCTCGATGGAGGCGCCGTCATAGCGGCCCTGCTCGATATCGATATCGCTGATTTTCGCCGACGACAGAACGCCTTCAACCTCGCCGCCTGCCACCGACAGGCCGAGCGCGGTTGAGGCTTCGCTGCTGTTGAGACCGGTCAAGGGTTCACAGGCAATCCCGCCCACCAGCAATGTGCTATCATGATCGGTAAAGCCCAGAACAATGCCGTCGCTTCTTCTGATAAGCCAGGCGAAGCAATGACTTGTCACCTCGCCCTGCAAATGTGATTCAAGTTCAGCCGGAACCGGGATCATATCTTCACCTCTATGATCGGGATCGAAGGAATTTCGCCCGCCTGAAACGAGGCGATGCTTGCCGTCAGGCGATCCGTATCGAAACGCACCGGCACATCGAACAGGAACCCGGCGGTGATGATTGCGCCTGGCGTTGGCACGTAATCGGGTAAAAAACGCACCGTTCCAGCGGTGTGATCCACGGCGAAGGCTTCGCTTTCCGGCAGGGTCACACCATTTGCCGCGACCAGCACGGAACCGGCGACGGGATGTGTGATCCGACGGTCGTAGGTCTCATAATGCTTGACGAGCGGAAAGCTGGCGTTCTCCCCATCGCCGACGCCGATCCGCTGATCGCTCGCCTGGGGTGGCGCGCTGCCGATGGCTGACGAAAAATCGAACGGGTCGCGAAACCGGAATGCATGAAGCGATCCGCGCCGCGCTTCGAAGAAGGCGAGCACCTGCCTCAGATCGTCTAGCGAACGCAAACCGGTTCCGGCATCGAAATGACGACGCGAATGCGCCCAGCGGGCATTGCGCTTTTCCATGCCGGAGGTGAGCGTCACGATTTCATTGCGCCATTCAGGCCCACCCGTCGAACCAAAGGAAACGCCGAGCGGAAAGCGCACATCATGAAAGGCTTCGATCATGGTCTTGTTTCCTCACGCATGATCTGGTCCGAAAACCGGTTCCCACTTTTCGGGATCATGCTCAAAGCCTCCTTGCGCCGCGACGCACCGCGCCTGCCAGCATCGTCGAAAGCTGCGCTTCCGACTTGCGGAAGGACGAGGCATCCGGCGACGTCATATTGAACACGACCTGCACCGGCTTGCCGCCGCCGCCCGTCGCAACGCCCAGGCGACCATCCGCCCCACGTGCAAGCGGCAGGATGGCCTCGGCACCCGCCTCGCCCGTCAGGCCGAGCGAGCCGTTGCCCATGCCGAAATAGGTCGGGCTCGACACCACGCCGCCCTTGGCAAACGGCATGACGCCGCGAAGCCCACTGAAAAGCCCGCCCAGCATCGATGAGGTGAGGCTTTGCAAGGGCTGCATGCCTGCTGAAAGCGCTGTCCCGGCCAAATTGCTGGCGAGGCCGCGCAGCACGTCTTCCAGCCCCTTGCCGGATGTTATTGCACCTTTCAAAGCAGAGCTCAGGCTGTTGCCAAAGCTCGACGAGCGCTTTTCGAGATCTGTCAAGGCACGATCAAAGGCGCTCGTATCCGCATTGACGGCTACGGTAACGGTTTCATCTGTCATTATTCACCTGTCGGGAAAGGCGCGCATCAGCGTTTCGAGTGACTGGCGCGAAGGCGCGTCGAAAACCGGCTCGGCTGGGCCAAGCGCGGCGTTCAGTTCACGCGGCGTCATCGACCAGAATGCCTGTGGGGAAAGCCGCAGCAGACCGAACCCCACCCGCAGCGCCTCATCCCAGGGAAATGGCTTTTGCGGTGGAGGTTTCGATTCAACTGCGGCCCTCAAGGGTTTGGCGGCGAATCCTTTTCAGGCGATCCGAAAGTAACTGTCAGCAGCGATGCGACAATGCGGGCGAAGCCTGCGGCCCCGCCTTCCGCGCGCATGTCGGCCACGTCATCCTCGCTGACCGTATGACCGCCGCCGCGAAGCCCGGCGCACAGAATACGCTGCATGTCGCGCGCCGACAGCCGCCCCGTCGAAAAGCGCGCCGTCAAGTCCGAAAGATTATCGACCTCAAATGCCGATTCCAGTTCCGCCAGCGCGCCAAGCGTCAGGCAGAGCGTCCAGTCACGGCCATCCAATCGGGCCGCGACTTCGCCGCGATGGCGATTGACCATCACAGTGCTTCACCGAAAGTGATGAGGCTTGCGGATTCCAGCGCGATCTCGAAGGTTACCTCCGCATCGTGATTGCCGCCATATTCCAGCGCCGTTATCTGGAACGGCCCGCTGATGGTGCCGAAATCCGGCAGGACGATCTGCCAATCGCGGATTTCGCCCTCGAAGAATATCCGCCGGATCAGCGCATCGGACGCTGCATCCTTGAAGATGCCCGATCCGCTGACGGATGCGCGCTGCACCCCGCTGCCCGCAAGCAATTGCCGCCAGCGCCCGGCGGCGTCGGCGTCCGTTACATCCACGGTCTCGGCGTTGAACGCGATACGCTTGGTGCGCAAGCCCGCGCAGGTTTCAAACGTGCCGTCGTCGTGCGCCGTCTTGAGCAAGATGTCCTTGCCTCTCTGTGCTGCCATTCAAATCTCCCTGAGTTTCAGTCAGCCGGTTCGGTCACGGCGCGATAGCGCATGGTGCCGAGATAACTGCCCAGTCCGTCGGTATTGCGCGCCAGAACTTCGGTCAGCATCAGGTTCACAAGCCGGTGCCCGCTCACCTCGACCGGCTTTTCATCAAGCGCCGTTGCAATCCTGGCGGCAATGTCCAGCACACGCTTGCGGCCGCTTTCCTTCGCCCATATCTGGATATTGAGAAAATGTTCGCCGCCCTTTTCGGTCGATGTATCCCAGTCGCGACTGGCGGTCTCGCCGAGCGTCACATAGGGAAAGGGTGTTTTTGGCGGAACGTGGTCATAGATGCGCTCCCCGCCAATCGATTCAATGAGTTCGTCATCCTTCTTCAGAGTCTCAAACAGAGCCTTCTGCAATGCTGCCGCGCCATTCCTCATGCTTGCCCCCGCCCGCATTTTTGGTTGTCCGAATGCCGGTATCATCCGATCCCGACGCCTGTTGAACCGTGAGGGCCTCCCCGACCGACAACGCTTTCCAGCGCAGCGCCCGGACAAGACCATCGAATGTAAGTTGCATTGAAATATTCATCGTCCTTGCTCGCTCGCCAGACAGACGAGATAGCGCTCGCTTTCATCGGGATCGTGGATGGAACGCAGCGAAAAGACCCGTCCGGCCTTGCGCAATCGCATGGCGGTCGAAACATCCCGGCGGAACCGCAACAGGATGCGGTGCGTCACTTCCGGTTGCGGACGTGTGCCGAAATCCTTCTGCGATGTGGAAAGCGGTTCGATCCGCCCCCATACCATGCCGACTTCGGACCAGCTCTCGTCGTAACCGCCCATGCCGTCAGCCGCTGGCTGCATCGCTTCCAGCACCAGCTCGGATGTGAGCTGGCCCGGATCGATGAAAAGCACGTTGTTCATAGAGACACCCTCTTCCAGCTATCGATCATCTGGTTGATGACCGGCGGGAAGGAGCGCGATACGGCATCTGCATCGACACCCGCGCGTGACTCGTAAAGATGCGCGACAAGCATGAATATCGCATGTTTGAGAGCGTCCGGAACCTCGACACCGCTTTCCCCGAAACCGGCCACAAAGTCGACTTCGAGGCCGATGAATTCCGCCGCATCAGGATATTGCGCCATATAGAGGCGCTGCGGCCTGCGGTTATGATGCAGGATAAATTCTTCCGGCTCAAAACTGATTGCGGTTCCATCCTGCCTGTATGCCACCACAGCCGCCACCGATTTAACGGGATATTTGAACAGGGCAAGACGGCCCGAGCGCGGCCAGCGATCGACCCGCAGGCGCCAGGTCTGGTCGATCAGCGACAAGCCGGTCTCGGCTTCGATGACTTCGCGGGCAGTCGCGATGAGACGGCGCAGAATATCGTCTTCGCTATCAGTGGAAATTCGCAAAAATGCGCGCACGTCGGCTATCGTCACCGGCTCCAGCGCCGGTGGCGTGACAAGAAACATTGTCATGGATTGTCCCCTAAATGATAACTTTCAAATCAGGCAGTTAAACACGAACTCCGGGTGGAGATTCACCCGCTTTGAAACTGGAAACTACCTGCCAAAACCGGCAGGACAGGTCCAAAATCCCCTGAGAAAATTGACAGCTTCGAAGCCGTCAATCTGATCAGGCGGCGAATTTCAGCAGTTTGATTGCCTCGAAATCCTGCACGCCACCGCCGACGCGCTTCGTGGTGTAGAAGAGCACGTAAGGCTTGGCGGAATAAGGATCGCGCAGGACACGCACGCCGATGCGATCCACCACCAGATAGCCGCGACCAAAATCGCCGAAGGCGATTGCCGGGCTGTCGGCTGCAATGTCCGGCATATGCTCGGCCTCGACCAGACCGAAGCCCATCAGCGAGGCCTTTTCTCCAACGGCGGATGGCGGCTGCCACAGATAATTGCCATCCTTGTCCTTGAGCTTGCGCAATACGCTCTGCGTCTTGCGGTTCATGACGAAGTTGGCATTCTGGCGATAACCGGCCCTCAGACCATAAATGAGCTCGATCAGCTTGTCCGAAGGATCTTCTTCCGGCAGCGCACCCACAACGCCGGTTGCGATATGGCCGATCTTGCCCCACGCCCAGGCATTATCCGCCACGCTCTCGTAATTCAGGAAACCGCGCGGCTTGTTGACGCCATCGCCATTGACGAAGGCTGCCCCTTCCTGTTCGGCAAAGGCTGCTTCCACTTCCTCGGCAATCCATTGTTCGACATTAATCGCCGCATCATCGAGGAGCGAGGAAGTCGCTGCCGGCATGGCGTAGATTTCCATGGTCGGGAACTGCAATTCAGCCAGTTTTGCCGATGCGGTCTGCGGACGCGCATCGGTTTCACCGACCCAGCCCGTGGCCGGGCCGCTGACCGAAAACGGCTTTTTCAGAACCGCACCCGAAACCTGCCGCACGCTGGAAATTCCACGGATCGGCGACAGGACAGCCAGCCTGCGTCCGATCTCGGTTTCCAGTTCTGCAGGCACCAGATAGCCGCCATCCGGACCGGATGCATAGGAATGCGCCTTCTGCTCGATGCCACGCAGCGTCTGTTCGTCGCCCCGGCGAACATAGCCGTCAAACGCCTGCTTGTGCTCGACATTTGCAAGCGGTGCCACACCGCCCAGCGACGGACGCGCCTGCTTGAGAACATACTGGTCGAGCGCCGCTTTCTGCTCGTCCAGCGCGCGGTTGATGCGGTCAACCTTGTCGCGCAGCAGCACATCGGCATCCGCACCCTTCTCGACCCTCTTCAGCCGTTCGTCATTGGCCTCGCGAAACGCCGAGAAGGCCGTCATGAACTCGTCGAAAGCCTCGGATACATCACCATCATTGTGGCCAAGCGCCTTCGTTTCCACGCTCTTGATTTCGAGCGGGATGGTCTGGTTTTCTTCCATTTAGGTCCTGTGGTTTTCGTTGTTTCAGATTATTCCAGAGCATTTCCCGTTTTGATTGAATCATTGGAAATGCTCTATCTATTTGTTTTTACGCATGTCTTTATCCCGAAACCGGTTCCCACTTTCGGGAGACATGCTCTAGCAGCCTCACGCATACGCTGCGCGAGGCCTTCATCCCCAGACGACAGGCGAGCGTCCCGCCCCTGCCCCCATCCCTGGCCTTGGCCAGCGAGTGCCGCAAAGCCCTTGGCTATGACGGTTTTCGCGGCAGTTCGGCTGAGCCCCGCATCCCGCGTGAGCCAGCGTTCGAATTCACGGATCGTCGGCAGCGTTGCCTTGACGCTGCTGACACGCGCCTGCGGCAGCATCGGAAAGGTGACGACCGAGATTTCCCAAAGATCGGCTTCGATGATATGGCGCAGGCCGGTGCGTGCATCCTTGCGCGCCTTGACGGTGCGAAAGCCGATGGACAGGCCATCCAGCCCGCCGCCGCGCATCAGCTCCAGCGCATCGCGTGCCCGCGCCACGCCCTTGGCCAGCCTGCCCTCGACATATAGCCCCCGCGCATCCTCGCGGATCGCGGTCCAGACACCAATCGGCTCGCTCGCATCATGCTGCCAGAGCATGCGTACCCCCGACACGCCGCCCTTGGTGAGCGAGCGGGCGAAAGCCCCCCGTTCGATCACATCATTGCCGAGATCCGGCAAGCCGAAGACACTTGCGTAACCCGAAAAGCTGCCATCCAGCTCGACATCCTCGATGGCAAGGGCTGCCTGTTTCGTTTCCAGCCGCATATCATGCATCGCCATTGCGCCCCCTTTCCTCGGGCAGAATTCCGGGGATAGGCGCGTGCTTCAGCCGTTCGGAGAACCGCTTGAAGATGCCGAGTGCCGACCAGGCGGCAAGACTTGCCGCAGCCGATCCCATCAGCATCAGTTCCGCTCGACCGAGCAATCCGCCGAGCGCCAGCGTTTCGGAAATCTCGACGCCTGCGGCACCGCCGAAAACCATGCCGCAAATGATGCCTACCGCGAAACGGATCGCAGCTTCACGCTTTCCATGCGGCAGCATATAGGCGAGCGACACGGCAGAGCCTGCCACCGCGCCCGCCATCTTGGCGAACCATATCCATGCTGCCTCCGAGGCAAATACTGCATCGTTGAGGTTGGTCATGACGGTCTCCTTTCTGAATGGGGCTGATAGCCAACCGCATCGCGTTTTTCTTCATCGGTGAGGAATGGCGCATCGGAAATGCGCCGCCACAGCGATTCCCGCTCGGACGACAGCCCATCTATGCGGTCGATATCGTGATCGAGCCGAAGATCGTCCCCAAAATGCGGGCCGAGCCATCCACTGAAAGCCTTCGCGGCGCGGCCTATCAGCGGAAGCACCGTCAGCCGGTAGAAGGCGCGATTGGCCTCCGCATAGTTGGCGTAGGTATTGTCGCCCGGAATGCCGAGCAGCATCGGCGGCACACCGAAAGCCAGCGCGATGTCGCGGGCGGCACCGTTCTTGGCTTCGATAAAATCCATGTCCTGCGGACTATAGCCCATGGCCTTCCAGTCCAGACCGCCTTCCAGAAGCAGAGGGCGCCCGGCGCCGGAAGCGCCGGTATAGCCCTCCTCCAATTCCTCCTTGAGGCGTTCGAACTGCTCCTCGGTCAGATTGCCGCCATCCTTCGGCGCATAGACCAGCGCGCCGGAAGGCCGGGCCGAATTGTCGAGCAGTGCCTTGTTCCAGGCACCCGCCGCATTATGAAGGTCCAATGCCATGAGGGCTGCTTCCAGCGGCGGAAACCCGTAATGGTCATCCAGCGGATGAAACAGCTTGAGTTGCAAGGCAACCGCCCCGTCACTCCCAAGAGACAGCCGCCTGCCCCCTACATTTCCGGAGCGATAGACCAGTGCCTGCGGCCAGCCGTCCGGGTCGGTCTCGACGCTGACCCGCTCCGGACGCAGCAGATGCAGTTCCATGCGACCGCTCGGCAGATCGACGCGTTCGACATAGGCATTGCCGGAAATCAGCAGATGCCCGTAAAGCCGCTCGAAGAATGTCGCTCCGTCCAGCCCGCATTGGGGGCGGGTAAACAGATCGAGCAGCGGATGCGTTTCATGCTCGGTTGCGCCTTCATACAGTAGCCACGGCACGCTGCTCGCTGCTTCCGCAATCATACGCACGCAGCGATGGGCGACCGGATTGCGCATGAAGCCTTCTCGCGCCAGCGAGGTGTAATCCCGCGCAATCCACGATGCGCCATGATCCATATGCAGCGCGACAAAACCGTTCGCCATTTTGGTCTGACGCGGTGCGTCGGACTTTATGGCGGATACGGGCGTGTTTCGTCGCCCCGGCCATTTTCGGACCCAGTTCCATGCCATGTGATGGCCTCTCCAAAATTATGAATATTCAGCCAAACCGGCGGATACGCGGTTTGCGTTCGGTACCGAGCATCAGTTCGCCCAGCGCCCAGACGAGTGCATCAAGCCGGTCCGGCGACCGCCCGCTGGAAAGACCGCCCGGCGCGAAGTCGCACATTTCGTCCTCCAGCGCCGGGAACCGTCCGGCATGGCGAATGCGCCCCTGTTCATAGAGTGCGGCTACAGGCTCAGCCCGCAGCCATTTGCCCCGCGAGGCATGGCGCTTGAGAACCGGCACGCTTGCATCTTCCGCAGCCAGCACCGCCGCCACCATCTCGCCGCCCTGATTGACCTCCGCGACGATAGCATCGGCCTGATGCGCGTGGAAAAGCGCAATGGCCTTTCGCGCCCATTGATGCGGCTTCGCAGCACTCATGCTGGCATCCGCCAGCACATGGCCATTTCCTTCATCGTCGATACCGGCAACGACAATGCCGCAAGCATCCGACGCCTTGCCCGACGAGGCAGGCGGGTCGATGGCCACGACAATGCGCACCAGTTCCGGGGTTCGTGCCTCGAAACATCGCTCGATGAGGTCACGTGACCACAAGGCATCGGCGCGCTCCTCGATCAGTTCTCCGTCAAGTTCCTGCCGCCCAAGCCGCGTCCCCGCGTAGCGATGGTTGATCGTCTGCATGAAGCCTTGCGCCAGATTGGCCGCGTTTTCGTCCGTCCGCATATGCGTCATCGAAACCGAGGCATCGCCGATCAAGGTTTTCAAGAGCGGAACCGCACGCGGTGTCGTGGTCACGACCTGCCTTGGAAAGCTTCCCAGACGCAGGCCGAATTGCAGCATGTCCCAGGTTTCCTGCGGGTTCTTCCATTTCGCAAGCTCGTCGCACCATGCGGCATCGAATTGCGGACCGCGCAGGCTGTCGGGATCTTCGGAAGAATAGAGCGACGCCACCGCGCCGTTCTCCCACAAAAGCCTGCGGCGTGTCGCTTCATAACGGGGGCGCGCCAGCCGCGACACCGCCAGAATGCCGGACGGCCCGTCCACCATCACCTCGCGCGCATCGCCAAGGGTTTCACCGACCAGCGCGATCTGCCCGGATACTGTCTTGGCAAAGGGCGGTAGCCCCAGCGCCATGCCGGAGACCCATTCCGCCCCCGCCCGCGTCTTGCCGGAACCACGCCCGCCCATGATAAGCCAGGTGCGCCAGTCACCATAAGGCGGCAACTGCGCATCACGTGCCTGAAACAGCCACTCCGCCTCGGCTGCTTCCACTTGCTGCGGCGTCAGGCCTGCCGTCCAAGATCTCCCGCGCCCGACTTTCTGCAA